CTGGATACAAGACAATGACCTAACAAATCGAGTACTGTATGTTACCAGCAGCTACAATGTAAGAGGGCAATATAAAGAATGGTGTAGACTAAAAAATTTAAGTGAAAACATGCGAGCAGCATGGTATGGCTTTTTTCCAAATTGGCTATTGCGAGATCATGGTGCATCAACTGTAATCACCGGCAAGGCCGGCTGGGACAATAACAACCGCTATACAAATTGGCTATTGCGAGATCATGGTGCATCAACTGTAATCACCGGCAAGGCCGGCTGGGACAATAACAACCGCTATATGTGTTTAAATCGCAGACCTCATCCACATCGTATATTGCTGACTACACTATTAGAATACTTTCAAATTCTTGACAAGGGTGCAGTTAGTTTACCCAAGCAGTTTGCTGAAAAAGAAATACCTTGGAAACCACTGGATTGGGACATTCCATATCAATGGAATATACTACAACACCGAGCCAATGGTTATTTAGAATATTTACAGCCCAGCTTTAAACAACTTTATCATAAACTTCCACTGGTTGCAGATACAGATATCTTTTCCACAAATTATGCATTAGATCTCAATGTAGATTTTTATCAGCAGTATCCTATCAATGTTATTAGTGAAACTTTATTTTTCAGTACTGCTACCTTTACCAGTGAAAAAATATGGAAACCTATGCTTATGCAACAGATATTTTTTATTATGGCTGCACCTTACTATTTAGAAGACCTGCATGACATGGGGTTTGCAACATTTGAACCTCATATTGATGAATCTTACGATTCAATATTAGATCCTCTAGAAAGAGCCCACGAAATGGTTGCCAGTCTAAAAAGCTTACTCATGTTGTCTGACTTGAAATTTCAACAATTATTAATCCAATGTCAAGAACGAGTGTTGCATAATAAAAATCTTCTATACAACTCGTCAAGACTTGAACACATGATCAACCATCGCGCTGCCGCAGCCATTGAGCAGCTCTGGCACTAACCAGCAACATAAATACCGTTGCGCCATTAAAAACAGATATAATTCAATGGATTCAAATCAGCATCTTATTAAGATACATTCAGAACTAAGTCAGATTAGCCCCACCTATTGCGTGGCCAAATGGCAACAGGTTACCATTCACTTGGCTACTGGTCAAACACATAGTTGTCACCACCCTATGACACACAAGATTCCAGTGGTTGAACTGGAAAACAATCCCAGTGCCTTACACAATACCAAATTCAAAAAGAGCCTACGTAAAGAAATGCTGGAAGGTAAGCGACCCAAGGAATGTGACTATTGCTGGCGTGTCGAAGATGCTCCCGGCAATCATTTTAGTGACAGAATTAAAAAATCTGCCGATCCAGTTTGGGGTGAACCTTACCTAGAATCCAGTGCCCGAATGCCCTGGGATGCTGATGTTATTCCTGCCTATGTGGAAGTCAGTTTCAGTAATGTGTGTAATTTTGGCTGTGCATATTGCAGTCCTGAAATCAGCAGTACTCTAATGCAAGAGGCCAAACGGCATGGGCCTATTCCGTTGAGTCAAGGGCACCAAGAACATAATTTGACTTTTCTCAAGAGCATTGGAAAATTTCCCATTCCACATAAGGATCCTAATCCCTATGTTGATGCTTGGTGGAAGTGGTGGCCAGAACTTTATCCCAAGCTAAAGGTATTTCGTATCACTGGCGGCGAGCCCTTGCTGAGCAAAGAAACATTCCGCACACTGGATTGGATCATTGAACATCCCAATCCTGAACTAGAAATGGCTATCAACAGCAATCTGGGTGCTGACGACAAGATATTAGAAGAATTCCTGCAAAAATGCAATCACATTGTTAAAAATAAACTGGTCAAAAAATTAAAAATCTACACCAGCTGCGACACACACGGAGAACACGCCGAGTATATTCGCAAAGGACTTAATTACACTCACTGGTATAATATTCTTTGGAATATTATATTAAAGTATCCGGCACTGGAAGTAACGGTTATGGTTACCTTTAATCTGTTGAGTATTCCTAGATTTGAATATTTCTTGCGCGATATCCTAGCTATTCGACAAGCTGCTGTTGTTAAAGAAAATTCTGGCAATCTGCGAGGGGTTGTACTTGACTTCCCTTACCTTAGACATCCTCGATATCTTAGTGCATTAATTGCCGACACCAACATGTTGGTCAAGTTGGCCAGATGTGTGGATTTTATGAAAAGAAACATAGCAACATACCATGAAGTAGATTATCAAAATGGATTTTATCAGCACGAAATAGATAGCCTAGAGCGTGTGTACAATGTTGCGGCGGCAGAATGGCCAATGAGTAATGAAAATCTTAGAGCTCGTGACGATTTTTATCTTTATATCAAAGAAACAGATCGCCGTAACGGCACTGATTTTTGCAAGGTATTTCCTGAAATTGCTTACTACTACAATAATGCTGGACGATTTTACGAAGAAGCCCGGGCAAAGCAACTGGCCGAAGCAGCAGCAGCCAACACTTTAAATGCAAGTAAAACCTAAAATAGCCATGATAGGCTGTGGCAAGCTGGGCTTGCCCTGTGCCGAGGTCATGGCCGAACACTACGATGTTGTGGGCTACGATACTGTCAAAGATCCTAACGCCACTATTCCATTAGTAGACAGCATTGCTGAAGCTGTACAAGATCGTGGCATTATATTTGTAGCTGTACCTACTCCACATCATCCTGCCTTTGGTGGAGATGCTCCAATGACACAATTGCCGCCAACAAACTTTGATTACGGTATTGTAATTGATGTATTGGGCAAGCTGAATCAAGTTGTTACAGATGATCAACTGGTTGTGTTGATCAGCACAGTGCTGCCGGGTACTACTAGAACTCATTTGTTACCTCATCTTATTCGTGGCAGGTTTGTGTATAACCCTTATCTCATTGCCATGGGTTCGGTTAAGTGGGATATGGTCAATCCAGAATGTATTATCATCGGCACTGGCGATGGAACCGTCACTGGTGATGCACAAGAACTCATTGATTTTTATCAGCCTCTAATGAAGAACACTCCAAGGATCAATGTAGGCACCTGGGACGAAGCCGAAGCCATTAAGATTTTTTACAATACATTTATCAGTGCCAAAATTAGTCTAGTTAACATGATACAGGATGTGGCTGAAAAGAATGGCAACATCAATGTAGATGTGGTCACTGATGCACTCAAAGCAGCAACTCAGCGCATCACCGGGCCCAAATATCTCACAGCAGGTATGGGCGATGCTGGAGCCTGTCATCCCAGAGACAACATTGCCCTGCGTTGGTTATCACAGGAACTAGACCTAGGCTATGATTTATTTCAGGCCATTATGGGTAGTAGAGATGCACAGGCATTAAACCTAGCTCGTCGACTAACAGGTTTGGCCCAAAAACACAACTTGCCAGTGGTCATTCATGGTAAGGCCTACAAGCCTTATGTACCTTATGAGACTGGTAGTTACAGCTTGTTGATTGGCCATTATGTTAAACATATAGGTGTACCAGTAAGCTACTATGATCCATTGACCGGTGATACCGCGGCGCCGCCGGGACCAGCAGTAATATTATTGGCACACAATCCAACGGTGACTTATGCCGGCACTGGCGTTGAAGTCGTTGGCAATGAATTTTACTTTAAGTTTCATCCAGGCAGCATTGTGGTTGATCCTTGGCGTAGTGTAAAGGCTATACCCGATTGCCGCGTTATACATTATGGCAATCCTAAATTTAACAAACCCAAGATTAACGGAGCATTACTGAGTCCTGTACATTGTGGCAGCATTTTTAGAAAGATCAATGACACCTTTAGTTTTGAGCTAGATCCTAGTAAACCGTCCATATACATTGCACAAGCCAAGATCGATGAAGTAAATTTTGCAGAACATGCACAGCCTATGATTGAAAAACTCAAAGCCAAGGTTACATTAAATCCTACAGATCGTATTATCTTTATTACTCAGCATGAAGGTATTATTGCACATGGTATCATATTCCGTAACCAATTGCGTAAATTTTGGCCCGAAGTCACTGACGATCAATATATCTACGCCAATGAACTGCTGTCATTTGATCAAGCACAGACATTAAACACCATAATTAATCCTTATAAAAATCATTTGAGCTTTATGAGTATTAATGAATGGGTCCATACAAATGAAATAAATGTAATGCATGATTATGCCAAAAAAGATAAGTGGTTTTTAAATTACAATCGAGTACTGCGTAGCCACCGTTGTCAATTGGTGTCTGAACTAAGAAGAAAAGGTCTTGACCAGCAAGGTCTAGTTAGCTTTGTACCAGAAGGCGAATTTTACAACGGATTCAAGTTGTCACCAATTGATGTGTTGGCTAAAGATACAAATTTGTCAGACACCGACCGAAAATATTTTTTAGAGTTTTTAGACAAGCCCCTGGTCATTGACGAATATGATGTTACTACCAATGGCCCATTGGTCACAGATCATTACGAAAGAACTATTCTAAGTGTTATTACTGAAACTACTTGGAATCAAGGTGAGATTTTTATCAGTGAAAAAACCTTTAACGCTATCGCACACAGTCATCCTTTTATCATTGTAGGACCTGCTGGCTTCTTAAAGAAACTTAAAGAGCTGGGATTTAAGACCTTTGCCGGAGTGTTGAATGAACACTATGATGAAATTAAAAATCACAGAGATCGTTTAAATGCTATTGTAGATGAAATACAACGTCTTTGTAATTTAGATCCAATAACTCGCGGCTTGACCTATGGTCAACTGAGTTTGATTGCATTTGAAAATAAAAGAATTTTTGAAAACCTTAAAGACACTCACTTGCAAGGAACTTTGTTTAAGTACTTGCATAACAATGCCTCATAGGTCTTAGACTCTAAGGAAAACATGCCAATGAAAATCGTGCTATGCTCCGGGGGATTTAGTCCGTGCCACAGCGGACATATTGCCTATTTTAAAGCAGCTCGTGCTTTAGGCGATAAACTAATTGTAGGACTCAACAGCGATGAGTGGCTGGAGCGTAAAAAAGGTCACGCATTCATGCCATGGAATGAAAGATTGTGTGTGATCAACAACCTTGCTATGGTTGACGAAGTCTATACATTTGATGACTCGGACGGCAGTGCTTGTCATTTTATTGAACAGGTGCGAGCGCACTATCCCAATGACCATATCATATTTGCCAATGGCGGCGATCGAAATGCCGAGAACATCCCCGAAATGCGAATTAACGATGTGGAGTTTGTATTTGGAGTTGGTGGTACCAATAAAAAGAACAGCAGTAGTTGGATTTTACGAGATTGGAAACAACCAAAAACATCTCGGCCCTGGGGCGAATATCGAGTACTCTACGACCACCCAACTGTAGGATCGGCCACCAAAGTTAAAGAGATGTTGATTGAGCCAAATAAAAAACTCAGCCTCCAAAGACATCAACATCGAAGAGAATATTGGTTTGTGGTTGAAGGCAGGTGCGATGTTTATACTACATTGCCCAGCGGATATTCAGTTCCTACCAGGACCTTGAACCTACACGATACTATGGAAATACATGTTGGAGAATGGCACCAATTAACAAATCCTTATAGTGGTCCTTGTAAGTTAATTGAAATACAATTTGGTGCCAAATGCGAAGAAACCGATATTGAACGAAATTCAACTTGACTTGGTTATATAATGCTGTTATACTTATTAGGTAGTTTTATTTCTCATCGTCCATAGGAGATTCAAATGAGTTTTACACCTGAACAAGTTGCCAAATTAACTAAAGTGATCCAAGAAGGGGTCCAAGTCAAGCGTGAGGTTGATGACCTTAATGTTGGACTTAAAGAAACCGTAGCCGCCATTGCTGAAGAAATGGACATCAAGGCTGCTGTGCTTAATAAAGCCATAACCAAAGCCTTCAAAGGCGACTTTGACAAGGACCAAAGCGACCTTGAAGCTGTTGAAGAAATCTTAGTTGTAACCAAAAACAAAAATTAAGCAACAATGGAATGAAAAAACTGGCTGTGCTTGGATTGGGTCATATTGGGTCCTATGTCCAGAATATTTTAGGACAAGATCCTGCTTTCTCTGTGGCCGGATATGACCTAACCAACGGGCATGATTTTAGCCAGCGCAAAGTGCTCACGGACATTATCAAACAGGCTAATGGTGTGTTGGCATCAACTCCGTTCTTTCTGAACAAGCAGATCGCCGAAATCTGCAACGAGCATAGTGTTGATTATTTTGATCTCACTGAAAGCGTTGATGTCACGAACTTTGTAAAGACTCTCAATAATGCAAGATTCGTGACCCAGTGTGGACTTGCTCCAGGCATGGTCAGTGTAATTGCCAACAACATTGCCAATGGTTTTAACCATGTAGAGCAAATTCAGATCCGTGTGGGTGCTTTGCCCAAGAGCGCCAACAATCATATGGGCTACTACCGGACTTGGAATACTGAAGGTTTAATCAACGAATACATCCATCCTTGTCCTGCTATACGCAAGCATCAACGGGTACTGCTTGATTCATTGGAAGAACTGGAGCAAGTAAATCTGGAGGGGCAACTGCTGGAGGCCGCGACCACCAGTGGTGGACTGGGCAGCTTGGCGGATACCTGGGAAGGCCGAGCGCAATCGGTTGATTATAAAACACTGCGCTATCCTGGACACTGGTCCATGATGAAATTCTTGAAAGATGATCTAGGATTGGCTAAAAATTTCCGGCACTTTGTTGACATTTTCAATCGGTCCGTGCCACAGACTGATCATGACTCTGTGTACATCTTGATCAATGTAACGGGCTACATAGGCGAACATCTGCACATCCAGCAATACAGCAAGCGCATCGAAAGTGTGCCTGGTGCCACTGCCATACAACGCACCACCGGCAACGGCGTCATGGCCGTGTTGGACGCATGGCAAAAAGGAGCGTTGGACCAACAATTGGGATGGATACGGGTTGAAGACATCGACTATAACAGTATTTGGTCCAGTGCATACAGCCAGTGTTATTGGCAATAAAAAGAGTCTTTTATGCCCACGATTGTAAAAATGGACAAGCGGTACACTGGGCATCTTTATTTTGACTACTTTCTAAAAATCTCAAACCCCGAGGACAAGTTTCTCAATTTTAATTTCAATTTTCACAACATCAGAGCCTGGTGTTGGGAAACATGGGGCCCCAGCAAGGGTCTGCACGACTGGATTAGGTTTGAGATAGAGTCGAGGTCGAGATACAAAAATCCTGAAAACATAGATCGTTGTCAAAATCCACACTGGTGTTGGCTCGACGAGTCCTCAGGCCAACAGTCTTGGTTTGGCACAGACCCGAGCTATCTGCGAAAACGAATCATGTTTGCCAGCGCAAACGAAGTGGCCTTGTACAAGTTGACATATGGTATATGAGGTGAACTAATGCCCCTGACAGTTATTAGAAATGAGTTGACTGCAGAATTTGGTTATACTATTATTAATCAGGCTTGTAAAGAAGATGATCTAGATGACAATTTTATAGCTAACGCCAATTGGCCCGACGACATTATTGATGATGAGCCACCAATGACAGATATGTTGCATTGGACCAATAATTGTAATTGGAATTGTGATGATACTACTATCAATTGGAGCCATGGTCTCAGGTGGACATTTGAGTCTGCCAATGAACTGGCAGAATTCCTCTTATTGTTTAGTTTAAAATGGGGCAATCGTGTCGCAGTATACTTCAAGTGAAATGATTGATGCCAACGGCCGTGAATTTGGCATTGATATTATCAAATCAAAACATCTAGAAGGATTATGGATCTACTATTGCTTTCCTTATTATGTGCCCCGAAGAAAAAGCCATCCGCCTTATCCTGGGTTTGATCCGTTAAAGAGTTGGTTGAATCTAAATTTTCCTGGCGCGACCTACCAAGTGACCACTTTTAGTGAAGGGGTGGATCCGGTGGACGCTCTTTGTAAAGAATTGGCCACACTGACTACGGCAGATGAGGCCGAGGTCAGTGCCAATCCTTGGGCTACACTGGAAATAACTTTCACCGACCGCGAAGAAGCCATGTTGTTTAGATTGGTGTGTTCTTGACTTTTCTATACACTTACTATATAATTATGTATGCAAATAATAATTCACGCAACTAATCCGGAAAAACGAGCATTGATTGCAGTTAGTACAAGATTTTATCAACTGGAATTGGGCTTGAAAAAAAGCAAATACAATGTAGAAATACAGTTTAAACGAGGTCTAGCCAAACGAAAGGGCATGAAAGGTTGTATTAGTGAAATTGGCTCTAGATATCTCCTCATACTTTTGGATGCTAATTTAAAAGGCGGTGCTTTGCTTGAAACCTTGGCACATGAAATGACTCATGTCAAGCAGTATGCTCGAGGCCAGCTTAGATTTAAAAAAAATAAAGCCATATGGTTAGGTAAAAAACCGCGTAAACTAAAATATTATCAGCGACCATGGGAAATTGAAGCCATGAGCAAAGAAAAAGTTTTGGCCAGTAAGATATACAGCATTATTCATGAATAAAGACAATCAATGAACGACGAAATCAAACGACAAAAAATGTTTGACGCCCTGGCTGAAATAGGTAAGAACTTTAACAAGGCCACGAAAGAGTATCAAGATTCTTGCAACAGTTACTGGAACAGCCTGAATCCCGAAGAACAGCTCATGGCATTTTGTGCCATTGTAGAACGCCTGCATCAGGGTGAGCTAGAACATAGGCGTAGTTATCGAGGTATGCTTTATGAGATTTTTGGCTGGGGTCCCGAAGCCTATGCCGCTGCTCAATGTGCTGGCTTCTTGGATCTGCACAATTCAATTTATACCTTTGAAGATCTAAAAATGGTGTTTAAAAACACTCTAAAAGAATTGAATATTCAACTTGATGATGCTCAGATCAGCGAAGCCTTGGCCAAGCACTTCTACTAACAGGAACTACATATTAAATGTTTGTTGACGCATCGCACGATAAAAAGTCCGAAATTATACATGTGGTTGAAAGGATAGGCGGTCAGCGGGTTCTCAAAGAATATCCTGCTCGCTATGTGCTGTACTATCCGGATAACAAAGGCAAATTCACTGACATTTCTGGTAACCGTGTCACTAGGGTAATGGTCAGTAATGCTACTGCCTTTGACAAAGAGCGCAGAATTCACAGCAATAAAAAATTGTGCGAGAGCGATTATCGTCCACTCAATCGCTGTCTTGAAGAACATTATAACGGACAAGAAGCACCCAGTCTGCATGTGGCTTTTTTTGACATTGAAGTTGCCTACGACAAGGTCAAGGGCTTTGCCGATCCCAGTGATCCTTTCAACAATATTACTGCCATTACCACCTATCTAGGCTGGTTAGATAGAAATGTTACTTTGGTTCTAAAACCGAATGAAATGCCTGCTGAACAGGCTGCTGACATTATTAACAAGTTTGAAGATACTATACTCTGCGATGACGAAAAGCAGATGTTGGAAATGTGGCTCGACCTCATTGAAGATGCAGATGTCTACAGCGGTTGGAACAGCGAAGGATTTGATATTCCATATCTCATCAATCGCATCATTCGTGTGTTAGGCAAAGAACTAACTCGTAAAATGTGCCTATGGGACCAGTATCCCACAAAGCGGTATTTTGAAAAATACGGTAAGGAACTGGAAACCTACGATACTATTGGTCGTGTGCATCTTGACTATCTTGAACTGTATCGCAAATACAACTATCATGAAATGCACACATATAGACTAGATGCCATTGGTGAGTATGAAATTGGTCAAAAGAAAATACCCTATGAAGGCACTTTAGATCAGTTATACAACAATGACTTTGAAAAATTCATTGCCTATAACCGGCAGGACGTTATGCTGCTGAAAAAATTAGACGACAAGCTAAAATTTATTGAACTTTCAAATCTGATTAGTCATGCCAATACCGTGGGCATTAGAGCTACTCTGGGTGCTGTGGCTGTGACTGATCAAGCAGTCATCAACGAAGCTCATAGGCTCAACATGGTTGTGCCTGACAGGCCACGCAAAGGTGACAGCGATGACAATGCAGCCGCCGGTGCCTATGTGGCTGTTCCCAAGCAGGGCATGCATGAGTGGATTGGCAGCATGGATATCAACAGTCTGTATCCTTCGCTGATTCGTGCCTTGAATATGAGTCCTGAAACCATTGTAGGACAGGTGCGCCAAACTCGCACATTGGAGGGTATCCAAGAATTCAAAGAAGCTGGCAAGGGCATTGCAGAATTCTGGGAAGGTAAGTTTGCCTGCCTTGAGTACGAGTCTGTAATGAATCGTGAAATTGGTACTACAGAGATTATAGATTGGTCGGATGGTTCTAGCGCAGAAATGAGCAGTGCCGAAGTTTATGATCTGATATTTCACGGTGGCAAGCCGTTGATGATTAGCGGCAATGGCACCATTTTTAGATATGACAACAAAGGAGTTATCCCCGGTCTGTTGGAAAGGTGGTATGCCGAGAGGAAAGAGCTACAAAAGAATGCCAATGAAGCATATGGCACTGGCATGTTTGAGTTTTGGGACAAGCGACAGCTGGTTAAAAAGATTAACTTGAACTCAGCTTACGGCGCTTTGCTTAACGCTGGCAGTAGATTCTTTGACCAGCGGCTGGGACAAAGCACCACTCTAAGCGGTAGGTTGGTTGCTAGACATATGGCAAGTGCAGTCAATGATTGTTTGACTGGGGTCAAGCATCACATGGGGGATGCTATCATCTACGGTGATACTGACTCAGTTTATTTTAGTGCTTATCCGCTGTTTAAAGATCAAATTGAAAAGGGTGAAGTTGTCTGGTCCAAAGAAAAAGCTATTGAGTTGTATGATGCTATCAGTGAACAGGTAAACTTAACATTTCCGGCGTTTATGAACCAGGCTTTTAATGCCCCGGCAATACAAGGCGAAATTATCAAGGCCGGTCGAGAATTAGTTGCCAGCAAAGGCATATACATAACCAAAAAACGCTATGCTGTACTCATTGTTGACAAAGAAGGCAAACGCAAGGATGTCAATGGTTCTACTGGCGAGCTCAAAGCTATGGGTCTTGATATGAAGCGAGCAGATACTCCTGAATTTATGCAGAGGTTTTTGGAAGAAATTCTAACAATGACTTTGGAGGGGAAAACAGAAGCCGAAGTCATGACCCGTGTTAAGCAGTTCCGTGAGGAATTCAAGGACCGGCCTGGTTGGGAAAAGGGCACACCCAAGCGCGTTAATAATCTAACTAAGCATACCGATGTCTATAAAAGGACGGGCAAATGTGGAATAGGACATGCTATGGCTGCAATCAATTGGAATAGAATCAAAGAAGCCTACGGTGATCGGCGTAGTATGGACATCACCGACGGTCAAAAGGCAATTGTGTGCAAACTAAAAAACAATCCACTACAGATTAATAGCATTGCTTATCCCATTGATGAAATGAACCTGCCCGAATGGTTTAAGCAGTTGCCATTTGATCACACAGCTATGGAAGAAACTATCATTGATAGTAAGATTAGCAACCTGCTAGGTGTATTAAAATGGGACCTTAGCCAAAGTAAGGACCGAAGTCTTATCAATGAGTTGTTCTCTTGATTGGAAAACGAGTTTGTTGACTTTATCAATTTTTTTAAATATAATCATTAATAACTGGAGAAATCACCAATGCTAAAAGATATTACACTTGATGTAGCCAAAAACATTGCAAGCTTAGGAACCTTTGAAGAGATTCTAGTTGAGCAAGAAACCAACAGCACTAAATTCACTGCTTATCCTGAGGATTCCAGTATCACGGTACTTGCCAACAGTAGAAATAAGGTTGCTGAGTTTCCAGATAAGTTTGGTATGCTTAACTTAGGATTCTTTGTAGGGTTGTCCAACCTTTATAGGTCCGATGATACCACTGTGGCCACAGGAAACAATGCCAAAGGTGATGTAGATCGCTTGGCATTCTCCAGCAAGGATGGCAATAACGACGAATATCGTTTGACTCCAACTAACTTAATGAAAACCAAAAGCCGTAGCTTCAACGGCACTACCTGGGACGTTGTAATCAATCCAGCAGCTAATAAGATCAGCGAGCTGGCACAACGAGCTGGACTCTATGCCAGCATTGATCCTAATCTAGTTGTCAGTACAGAAAATGGTAAGCTAATCTTTACCTTTGGTGGTGTCAATGGTGGTGGTCACAGCGGCAAGTTTGTGTTTGCTGATACCAAACAAAAACTCAAGCGACCTGTGGCACTGCCTATCAACAGTTTGCTCCTAGCTCTCAAGACTGCCAGCCAAGGTACACCAGTTGTTAGTATCAGCGAAAAGGTTGCCAAAGTGGAATTTGATAGTGGTCTTATCAAATACGAATATCTTATTATTGCACAACAATAAAGATAATTCTGTGACCAAAGAAAAACGACTAATCCAGCGCCTCAAAAAGGCTATTGCCGAAGTCAACGAATGTTCTAATTTGTTGGCAAAAGATAATATCTATGCTAATATCAAACACCTTGGTCGCGAAGAATCCGGTGGAGAACAAATTGAACTCCACGATGTGCTTTTATTTAAATCACTGCTAAAAGAAAAATCACTGCTAAAAGAAAACCATGACAGCAAGTAAAAAATCAACGGTTGATCTTTGGGCCAAGAATCAAGACTATGCAGTATTTTTACCTAGTATCTCGACCTTTTACAATACTATCATCAGCAAAGAACGCAACGAACCAGGTGTAAGTGTATCGCCGGAGCGTGTACCCAAGGAATTTGAAAATGGTATTGAGGGCATGAACTTTCTTAATAAGGATGCTGCCTATTACCATTATCCTTATGCTCTTTATTCTGCTGGTCATGCACAATTAGATCTCAATAAAACCGACTTTGAAGAATCAATGATTCAAAAGCGTGATCGCAAGAATACTTTTATTCTTGGCGACTCGGGTGGATTTCAGATCGCTAAAGGCGTTATCAAGTTTGACTGGGAAAACTTTATGGAGAGACCCGGTGACACAGGATATCGTGGATTGGCTGACAAGACTCGCAGCCAGATTCTCAACTGGCTTGAGCATACTGCTGATTACAGCATGGTGCTTGATATTCCTACTTGGGCGGCCCATCCTCCCTTGAATGAACGCACGGGCCTGCAAAGCTTTCAACAATGTTTGGATGGTACACTTTATAACAATGCTTGGTTTTTGGCTAATCGCAAACATCAAACCAAGTTTTTGAATGTGTTGCAGGGCAGTAACAATCAAGAGGCTGACATCTGGTATGATAATGTCAAATACTTTCCTTTTGAAGGTTGGGCCATGGGCGGCAACAATATGCAGGATGCACACCTGCTGTTGCGTAGATTAATTCAAATGCGCGATGAAGGCATGCTGGCTCCGGGTCGTGATGTGGTTCATGTGCTGGGCACAAGTCGTTTGGAGTTTGCTATTTTCTTAACTGCAATACAACGAGCTCTTAGAGAACATGTGAATCCCAACACGATAGTGACCTTTGACTGTGCCAGTCCTTTTGTGGCAGTGGCATATGGTCTAAGTTATACGCAGCATGTACACAGCAATGATCGCTTTACCTATGTAATGGAAAAGGCCGTTGATAATCGCGAACTCAGCGGCAGCAATATTCCTTGGCCCTGGAACAGCCCTATTGGGGAACGCATAAGCATGGGCGATATCTGTCATTATAAACCAGGACAACCCAACAAGATTGGTAAAGTATCAAAGACCAGTTGGGATACTTTTAGTTACAGTTTGATCATGGCTCATAATGTGTATCAGCACATTGAGTCGATTCAACGAGCCAACGCACTTGCTGATGCAGCCCATAAATTAACCAGGCCTGATCCAAGAGAATGGCGAAAAGGACGGCAAAGAAGCCAAGAAGGTCAACTTGACCTTTGGGTACCGCGTAATGTATTATACATCATGGAACTGGTAGACCAGGTATTTAGAGTGGAAAACCCATATGAGTTGTTGAACCAATGCAGTTCTCTGCTCGGTGAATTTTCTGGACGCAAGACTCGCAAAAGTGGTGCAGAAGCAATACATGATATCTTTACCACTAATGATGGTTCAAGTGCTACAGAAATGGCCGAAGGTGGCGAGTTTGATGATCCTAATGATCCTAAACTAGCTGAACTTGAACAACTTATCAAGGATGAAAAATGACCGGAATTGATCGAGTTGCCGATGATTTTTTTATTGGTACTGAAGTAGAAAATTCACCAGCCAAGTCAATGCGAACCTTGTTTGTGGTCGGACTTCAGTCTGTAGATCAAATACTGGAATTGGCTCGTTCAAATCATTGCGAACATGTATACTTGGGTGCTAATATGAGTATGCACTACATTAAATGCACAGACAACGACGAATGGACCAAATGGGATCGGCTAATCGAAGACTTGACAAATGATACTCAATTAAGCTATATTACAATTGATATAACAAATAATCAACTCAACGGGTTCCTAGAAAGCTCGGCTTCTGAAAATAATAAAGTAATTCCAATGGTTTCGGTAAAACTTCCGTATACCAAATTGCTTAACTACAATACTACCATCAAGCTCGACGACACGGGCTTTGATGAAACCAATCCAGGAGTATGGTGTCATTCATTGCATGATTTGATGGATCGAGAACACTTTACTCCGTGGATAGCTTACAAAGGCGATATTCCTGCAACTATTAAAAAAAGGAAATTAAAATGAGTGGATCAGAAGAAGTAAAAGTTGGCAGTTTTAACAAAGTACCAAAACGTCCTATGCCCAATAGTACTAATACTGGTCCTGGTCCTAGTGCTACTGCTGCTAACGACAAGGCTGGCGACAAGAAAGCCGCCAACGGCACGCCGGCTACTGAAGTTAGTAATGCAGACATTGGTGCAAAACTAGATCAGGTTAACAAACACCTCCAAGCCATTGACTGGAAGCTGTGGGTTTATTTAAAAGCACACAACTATATTGACTAAGGATTAAACATGTCTCAAGACATGATTTGGGTAACCTTCAAAAAAGAAGGCCTGCACCGGTATCCTGCTGCGGGACAAGATCCTAATCTCGCAACTAACGATGCATATGATGTAAGTTTCTTACAGTATCCACATCGTCATATTTTCCATTTCAAGGTGTGGATCTCTATCGAACATTCAGACCGTGATATTGAATTTATTCAATTCAAACGCTGGTTAGAAAACCTCTATAACCAAGGAATACTTCAATTAGACTATCAATCCTGTGAAATGATGGCTGAGGATTTGTATAACAAGATTGTTGCAAGGTACCCAGGACGAGAAGTCTGGATTGAAGTTTCGGAGGATGGTGAGAATGGATGTTTCAGGAAATTTTACTCTCAATAATCGTATTTGTTTGATAAGGATGTGCATATGAATACATACAATCAACCCAGACGAGCTGGTCTCAATTTGAATCATATTAAGTTTGACTTGCTCAAAATCAGTGAGATGTATGATGGCTTTCTAACCGAAGATTTAGGTCACTTGCCCTTGAATTTCTATAAGCAGTATCTCAATGATTTAGTTCGAGCTCATTATATCCACAGCTATAACATTGAGCCTTTTGAAATGCGTGTCCATGAGGCCACTGGCGATCGTAGCTTTACCTATACGATCAATGTGCAAAATTCACCAGACAGGTCTAGCAAGGCGTTGAAGATTCATGTGGGATTTTACAAGAGCGCATGGAACCATGGGACTGTTCATACAGCCGATGGTATGTGTTGCATGCCCAATCGCTTAGACCGGGAAGAAGTTACCCATGCGTAAGCTCTACTACATGGCGCTTGAGTCGTATGAAGCAAGATACACTTTACAGTTACAAGACTGGAATGAAGCGGTGTTCAAACGCCGCGGCATTGATTATGTTGTTGTTCCGGGTAGTACCATTGACAATACCAAAGCTATCAGTGTAGGACAGGTGTTGGATGCACATGGTCGCAGTTACTTTGGTATGAGCCAAATGATGAATCTGGTTCAACTGATGCGAAGCGGTGAAGTCACAGGTGAAGATGTTGTATACTTTGAAGACATGTTTCAACCTGGCATTGAATCACTTCCCTACATCATGGATCAGATCCCTGCTAGTGAACGACCCAGAGTTTTTGTACGCTGCCTAGCACAGGCCATCGACCCTGATGATTTTGTTCATGTATGGGGTATGAGCAAGTGGATGAGTACATATGAACAAATGGTCAATTGCTTTGTAACTGGTGTGCTTGCAACTAGTGAAGAAATGGTTGCTCACATGCGTATTGCCAACTGGACTGCTCCTATCTACAACATTAGCGGACTTGCCTTTGGCAAGGAAGAAGTAAGAAGTCGTGTCAACAACACCATCCGACCTTGGGCCGAAAGGTCAAACCGTGTGATATTTGCCGCAAGATTTGATCAAGAGAAACAGCCTAACTTCTTTATGGATCTTATTGAAGAATGGGATCGAAGATGGCCCGGTATTTCTTTATTGGCTGCACGGGCGAATTTATTGCTAACACCAGCATCATTGCCTAAAATTCCCGTAGAGTTCGCAGTTCTATCTGGTGGACCCTTGCGTAGCAACAATCCTAAGTACCTAAATCGTGCTCGTGAATTAGAAGAGAATGGTAAACTTAAAATCTACGAAAATCTAAAAAAGAACGACTACTACAATATTGTCAATGACAGCAAGGTTCTATTCAATTGTGCTTTACAAGACTGGGTTTCAAACACCGTCAGTGAAGCCGATGCTCTTGGTTGTAATGTTTTGTATCCTGCTTATCGTAGTTTTCCCGAAACCTTTGCCAATGATTACACAAGAATGTATGTGCCTTGGTCTATGGAAGATGCGCTGTCAAAGTTATCTGTATTGCTACTCCGGCCAAGTCTATCAATGGGCAAGATTAGTGACTGGAACAATGGCACCATTGATCGCATCCTTGATGTCATTGAAGGCCACGGTGAGCAATGGAGTAGATCTGGTAATAGATACAGAGATCATGTTGCCGTAGCCAAATACTAAAATTAATATGTTGAGCTGGTCACAACGACACGCTTTGCAAAAAATTTTAGATTTCTGGCGTGCCAGTTTCCGCTCAAATCGCACGGCATTTTGGTTTGAAATGGTGAGCTTTATGTTTACAGTTGCGGCTAGTTTGACATTAGCCATAACTGCCCAGTCTCCTAACATGTTCATTATATTTCCGGGATTCTTAATTGGTGCTATGTGCAGTTTCTATGCCAATTGGCGACGGCAATTGGGTTGGAGTATGCTACTGGCTGGATATTTTACCCTAGTCAATGTTTTTGGATTTGGACGAGCCGGGGGCTGGTGGTAAACTTCTTGACAATGCTGTTGTGTTCATACATAATAAACATTGTTACAATTCAAAATATTGCTAACTGAATACTAAATGGATCAATGGATTGCTATTACTGGTGCCTGCGGATACATTGGTGGGCAAACTGTTCTAAAGTTTAAGGACAGGGGCTACAAAGTCCTTGGCGTAGATCGTGCTATCAAGGCGCCTTGGATTCGACAAATGTGTGATGCATTTGTTGAGGGTGAATTTACCAATCTTATGTTCATTCTCAATGTCATCAATAAAAATATAGAAGCCATCATTCACTGCGCCGGAACTAGTTTGGTTGGTCCCAGTGTTACCAGCCCTGGCCAATACTATGTCAACAATGTTGGTAACACTGCAAAATTTTTAGACATTCTCCATGATCACAAGTGGCAAGGTACTTTTGTTTTTTCCAGCAGTGCTGCTGTTTATGGCAATCCCATAGAATTACCGCTGACAGAAAAAAGTCCAACAACTCCATTGAGTCCTTATGGTCACAGTAAACTAATGGCCGAACAGGTCATTAGAGATTGTGCCACGGCCTATGGCCTAAAAGCTATCTGCTTGCGATATTTCAATGCCTGTGGTGCAGACCCACAAATACGCCACGGACAAATAAAAGAAGCAACTCATATTATTGCCAGAATCATGGAAAGTGTGTTACAGAAAACAGTTTTCACACTGAATGGCACAAACTACAACACACCTGATGGCACCTGTGTTAGGGATTATCTGCATGTTGTCGACATTGCCAATGCACACTACCTTTCGGTAAAGTATGCACAAACTATGCCGGTAGGTACCTGTGAAGAATTTAATTTAGGCAGTGGTGCCGGAGTCAGCAACAAAGAAATTATTGCCAGCGTTGAGAAAAACATACCCAACACGGTACTAATTCATAATGGACCCAGACGCGATGGTGACCCGGATAAATTAGTAGCAAGTTTCAGCAAAATATTCCAACATATGGGCTGGAAACCAGAATACAGCAATATTGATAATATTGTTTGTAGTGCTTGGGCTTGGTATAATTCTATAGACTTTAAAAATAGGGCATGAAAATTAAATTTGATTAATTTACTATGTTAACTTTTAATGAAACTTATAAACTAATACAGAGGCTTAACATAAAAGCCTTCGACTTGTCTTATAAAATCTGGGTGCGGGCCGAAGAAGTCGAACACGAGGGCGCCGATGAAGAAGCAGAAGAAATTAGAGACAAAGCCAGTAGAAAACAAACAGAACACTTTAGAGATCTTTATCGTAATCTAAACGAATATGAACAACAATCAGTGCTCCATTGGTTAAAAGAAAACGAAGACTTCCGGGAGGAATTTAGTGTATGGTTTGATGAAGATAAGTTTGCTGACCAGTTTGACTTTGAAGGTCCACTAATGCCAGGTCTTCACTAAGGAGCAATAGTGAAAAAGTATCACAATCATGATATCGGTGGCGAGATAGTTAAAGATACCGAAGTTTATTTGCTTAAGGACAATAAGACTTTAAAAAATTTGGTATTAAGTAGCACACTCTTATATCGCGGACAACAAACACGCGGGCATCGACACGCTGGACAAGAAGAAGTGTATTTTTTCGTACAGGGTTGGGGCAAAATGATAGTGGGTGAAGAAACTGATGAACCATTTGCAGTCGGCGCCGGAGACATTGTGTTAATTCCAGACGGGGCATTCCACCGTGTTATCAATGACGGGGACATGAATCTATTGTTTAACTGTGTGTTTGATGGAAAGCGTAATCATTGATAAAATAGTGTTATTTGACTAAATAAGTGTACAGGGAGGTACACTATATGCTAGAGTACATTTATAAAACAACAAATCTATCATGGCAACTAGACGAACCGTGTCCTATTTGCGGTGGTAGGCATCCTAAACCCGCTGGATAAGTAAAAACACATGGGCAATAATAAACAATTAACCGAGGGCATGGCCAGCGTCAATATAGAAGAAAAAATTGACGTTAGCCGTATCCGCAAACTGGCTGGTATTGATAACAACAATGGTTCGTCCACTGGCACTGTTGTTGGTGAAAATCAGCCAAAAATCAAATTGTCTGGCAAGTTTAGAGACTGGGCCCAACAGTTTGACAACCTGCCAGGCGATGCAGAATCTGCATCGCTCGACATCAAGGGTCTCGATGCTGCTACACTAGAAAAGATTGCAACAACCCTCGAAAAGAAGCTTGAACAAATTGCGGATTCTATGCATAGCCTCAAAATGTACCTTCATACGGAAT